GTTTTAGTTTTACCTTTTGGTCCTACTTTTAATTCACTCATAAAATCTATATAATCATCTAGTTCTTCCTGTGCTTCAACCCAAGATATATTGCCTTCTTTAAACTCATTCAATATTGTGTAAGCATTTTTTTTAATTGTTTCTACTAAAGCTGTAGGAGAAGCAACCTCTGATAAACCTAATCTAACAGCATAATCTATATCTTCTTGCGTTAAATTTACAGCATGGTCATAACCTGTTATAAATCCATCATTATCAATAATGTTTAATTCAATATTTTTATCGTATTTTTTTATATTACGAAAATTCTGCAAAGAAGTTGATGAAAGTACACTTGAATATTTAGCTATATTTTTATCTGCTGATTTGCTAACTTGTCTATCAAAAACTTTTGCTAAAGCTGCATTTTGTTTTGGTAAAAAATATTGATTTAAAATTGCTGGTCTTATTCCTTTTGTATTTATTAATGACGTTCTATTAAAGTCTGATAGTGCTTTATCAAAAACAGCAGAGTTCACATCAAAGTCTGATAAAGGTACATAATCAACACCACCAGACTTGTTTGGCACTTCAACTGTGTAATTTTTAAAAAACTTTTCTGTATTTAATTCCGCAGCATTACCTAAGTTAATTGCTATTTGTCTTTCTGCACCTATTTGAAAAAATCTATTATTACCTAAAAAATCTTTTTTAGCTCTTTCGCCATTTTTATCGTTAATTGCTTTTAAAGCTTTTTTCAAAGTTTCATCATCTGCTTCTAATATAAATTGTTGACCTTCTGCTATTTTTTTTTCGTTGCCTTCTTTGCTTTTCTTTACTATATAATTTTGCAATACAGGATTTATATTTGCCAAAGTTTCAGCAAGATCCATCATACTACTTTTTGGAGTAACACTTACTGGTGCGACAAAAGTATCTACTGGTCTTCTAAAACTTTGACCTGATGTACTAAGAAAACTGTTTGACATTAACTAATAACTCCTGTTTGAACACCAGTATTAAAACCAGTAGTAGCAGCATTTAGTAAGATTGATCCAAGTGAAGGTATCTGGTTATAAGCATTTATAGTATTGCTTCTATATCTATTTCTAATGCCTTGATATTCTGCTTCAGTTCCTTCTACATCAAATAAATATTGTCTGTTCATAGAATCAATACTTTGTCTTATTTTTTCATTATAGTTTGCACCTTGTCTTGCTTGATCCATCACTAATAAATTTGTGGTATTGCCAACTTGTCCTTTTGCTAATAAAGCTTTAGTTGCTACTAATGTATCAATAGTTTTAGCAAATTGATCTTGTCTAGCAGCTACAGTTTTTTCTTGTTTAGCTTCAGCTAAAGCTAATTGTTTATTTCTTTTAGCGTCTTCTGCTGATTTAACTGCTTGTTTCTCTATTTCAAATGTATCTGCTGCTGCTTGACTTGCAGCACTACGCATAGCAAGCCCTTGAAATAAAGAAAGACCGACAGAAGCAGCAATAGTACACATTTAGGCAATCCTCAGAAATTCATAAAATGGTTTTTCATGTTGTCCATACTTTTCGTGATAATTTATAAAAACAAAACCAAGAGCTTCTAACCACTTTATAGCAGTATGATTCTCTGCATATACAAAATTATATAGGACTTTATAAGATTTCAACAAATTGTCTATCCATTTTCTACCTTTTCTTATTAGTTGTATTTTATATTTTTTATTACTAAACAACTCATCAGTACAAATCATAAATATACAACCATCTTGACGTACTCCACATAACCCCATAGGTTGATCTTCGTCACCAGCTATTGTTAATATTGTTTTACCAAATAAATAAGATAAACGTAAGGCATCTTCTGGATCTTGTCCTGTCTGATATAAACCTTCTAATCTATCCATTTGTCTCATGTTTTGACATACATAATTAAGATCTGATAGTTTTGATTTTCTTAAATATCCCATTAAATTCTTCTACTCCTCATATGAAATACTCCTTCATATTCTGCACTAGCTAACAAGGTAGGTAAGAAGGTATTGTTCTTTACATCTATACTTACTCTGTCTGATTTACTCATAATAGGCACTTTAAATGTACCTGTATCTAAATTGATCTCACCAATAGAAGCAGAAGCAGCACCAAGCAAACGACCAGTAAATTTATGTAGAGATGTATCTCTATTCTCAGGTGTTACTTCTACTTGAAAGAAACCAGAATCTTCATACTTAAGATAAAAATGATGTATTTGTAATCGACCACTTATAAGTTCAGTAGCATCACCACTACCTCCTGTTAATCTTTGTTGGCTAAATCTATAGTGCATTTCATAAGGTTCACCAATAATAAATTTACTATTTCTAAAATCACCTGTAGCTGTAATTGTAGAAGTAGAACCATCAGTAGAATTTGTAGTTTGTATTGCTTGACCAGCTAATAAATCTTTTTCAACTCCATTAGAATCTATAAATTTACTTTGTTCTCCACTAGCCAAATACCTACCTATAACACTCATGTTATTTCTTAACCTATAAGGAACTGTAAAGGTAGTGCGATTATTTGTAGCGTTATAAGTAATGCTAGAAAAAGAAACATTGCCACTTATTGTTGATGAAGCTGTAGCATCTGCTGTAAAACTAAAATTATCGTCATCAATTTTTGTAATAGTTTTAGTAGTATCTACTGCATTACCAGAAGTAAAATCAAATTCTATTTCGTTTCCAGTTAATAAATGATGATTTGTAGATTGAATAGTAACAGTTGTAGACCCTGATTGTTGATTGTAAGTTCCAGATTTTGAAAGTATTTCTTCAGTTACTTTATGATCTAAATGAAATTCAAACTCTGCATTAGGTTCTCTAAAATTAGTTTCAAATGGTATTTTTTCTAGAGTAACACCATTAGCTTCTTCTATTACCAGTATTAAATCAGTACCAATAAAATCAATATTTAAAATAGATCTATTGCTATTTATTGTAAAAGTGTACCAAGCATTTAAAGCTTTACTTACTCCTTCTCCATATAACCATCTGTTTACATATAACTTATTTGGATTGTCTGTACCTAATAAAACAAGAACATCTTGATTGTTTGATACTGCCATTTTAAAAATTCCACTTGGAATTAATCTTGGTACATGAATAGTTGTGTTTACAGCATCTTGTATTTGTTGATTACCTACAGTGATATATTCTCTTATACCTGCAAAAGAACCTTTTTTAGTTAAAAAATAAATAGAAGAACCTGAACCTACAGGTTGTGCAGCAGCATTACTTTCAAATTCAGTTTGTACAAGTACGTTAGCTGTTGAAGGTGTAAGGTTGTCTGCTGAGCTTGATAAAACAAATTGCGTTTGTTCAGAAAATAATATAAGTTTTTCTCCCATAGTTACTGCGTGTTTTAAAATTGCAACTTTTGTATGAGATGCAGCTACGTCTATAGGTTCAGTATCTAAAACTGATATAACTGTTTCTGGAAAGAAGTTAAAAAACTCTGATACTGTTGAAAGAATTACATTATCACCTGCTAAAAATCCAAGTCTATTTCTAAAAAAGAATACGTTATTAATAGTATTACCAACAAAAGAAGGATTAGGTGCTGATACTGTATCACCTACAGTTCTTTCACCCCATTTTGGTAAGTCATAAGATGTAGTTGTACCGCTAATTGTAACGTTATAACTATCACCATCTACCCTTGCAAATCTAAAATCACCATCTGCTTGACGTATAAGAACGTGTGGCATTTTATCATAGTTAAATTTAAAAGGTATGCCAGCTTCTACTGTCTCTTCCCATTGCCCTTCTTCAAAATCATTACCATTGTTAGTCTTAAATTTAACGTAGTAATTATCAAAACTTGTACTTTCATCACCAACAACTTCTACAACATATCCGTTAGGTGACACATTAGGAAGATCAGTAAATTGTTGTACTGTATTTTTTATAATTGTCATCTTAGTATTACCTTGAGTATCAGTACCATCTATTGAAAAATCACTACCATCAGTTTTTTTTATATGAATAACAGGACCATTTCTAGCAATAGTGAATCCTGTAAGACCAGAAGTTAATCCACTAGCAAGATCAGTGGCTACAGTATCAGTTGAAAGAGGATCATTGCCAGTAGTGTTATCTGTAACTGTTACACCATCTACAGTTACAGAGTAAGTTGTTTTAGATGTTGCTTGGTTTATAAATATAATTGCTTGAGTTATATTACTTGCACTATTGGATAAAGTAGTATCCATTGCAGTTTTAATACTTGTATTAACAACAAAGGTAAAGTCAGCAATAGTTACAGTCTTAATAACACTTCTTGGATCAGAAGTATTTAAGTAAGTTGTACCATCAGGTTTGTTTACAGTTTTTTCTGTGCCATCTAACTCATAAACTTTGACATTACCATTACTAAATACTGCTACATACTGTTCATTAGCATCTCTATTTATAGTTTGGATATGAACATTACCAAGAGTAGAATTGCTAATCGTAGCTAAAAACTGTGATCCAGACCTTTTTGTAAGTCCAAGAACAGGGTTGCTATCAGCATTGTCTTGAATATCAGCATGATCTGCTTGCTTCAAAGCATCAGAAGATTGCGATATACCTCTCAATAATGTAGGTATAGCTCTTGATATAACACTCATAGTTATCTAATTAAAGCATTAGAAGGATTGTAAGTATCAAAGATACTGGTAAGAGAAGGATCTCCTCTTAGTATATTATGATCTCCATTTGCTAAGTCTGTTTCCATCAATATTGCTCTAGCTCTTTGTTCGTCTTGTTCTGTATAAGTTCTTAATGCTTGATCGCTTACAAGCCTGTCAACAAATTTTCTTGCAGCCTGTATATTTATATAATGTCTAGCTGGTTCTGGTATTTCATCAAAATCTCTAAAATAAACAACAGTGCAAATCAAGTCTTCATCAAATTCAAACTTATTATTTTGTCTATCATACAGTTTTAAACCACGTTGTATAGGGTCAATGGTTGGGTGTTGATGAATATTAGCGTCTACTCTCAATACGTTTGTAGGAATGTTTATTTGATTAGATCCATTTCTTGAAAGAGGTACATCAATCTCTGTATTAAAAGACCAACCTTCTGATTGAACACTTTTATTTACTTCGTTAAGAGTTGATTGAGCAATACGAGCATCAACAGGAAGAGTACCGATAAGACTATTTATAGGTGCTTCTCCTATAGCAGCCAGCATTATGTTGATACATTCAAGTTCAGTGGTTGCAGCTACAGCCATTAGTTAGTACCCCTTTTTTTTTATTTTAAGTGAGTCTCTCCCACCTTTCTTTTTTTTCTTTGATGAATACATG